GCGAGCGCGGCGACGGAACGTATGAGATCATTGACGGCCACATGCGAGCCGGAATGATGCCCGGCGAAATGGTGCCTGTCCTGGTGCTGGACGTGACGCCGGAAGAGGCGACGAAGATCCTGCTGACGTTTGACCCGATCAGCGCCATGGCGACGGCGAACGCGGTGAATCTCGATGCACTGCTGCGCGAGGTGGAGTTTTCAAACGCGGCGTTGCAGGCGTTGGTTTCCGAACTGGCAGACTCCGCAAGTCTGTACATTGACGAAGCGACGGCAGCGGAGATCGTTGAAGACGAAGCACCAGAGCCTCCGGCTGATCCAATCACGAAGCCCGGCGACCTGTGGATTCTTGGAACACATCGGGTGCTGTGCGGGGACTCGACAAAGGCGGACGACGTTGCGCGGTTGATGGTCGGTCAGAAGTCGCAATTGATTCACGCAGATCCGCCGTATGGCATGGGCAAGGAGAACGAGGGCGTTCAGAACGATAATCTGTACGGCGACAAGTTGGACGCTTTCCAGATGGCATGGTGGAACGCAGCAAGGCCGCACACTGAAGACAACGGCAGCGCATACATCTGGGGCAACTCGGAAGGGCTTTGGCGTTTGTGGTATGTTGGCGGGCTAAGAGACGCAGAGCGGTTGACGTTTCGCAGTTTTGTCATATGGAACAAGCCGCCGTCGGGAATGGGTGACGGACAAAACAATCCGGTCATGCGGTCCTTTGGCGTAAAGTATGAGAGTTGCCTTTTCTTCATGCTTGGCGAGCAAGGGTTCAACAACAACGCTGACAACTATTGGGCAGGGTGGGAACCGATTCGCCTGTATCTTGAAAGCGAAATGAATAAATGCGGCGGTCAAAAGAAATGGAAAGAAGCGTTGGGAAACCAAATGGGCGGGCACTACTTTACTAGAAGTCAGTGGTCATTTCCCACGAAAGAGGCGTACGAAAAACTGCAGGCGTTCGCGAAGGGCAACGCATTTAAGCGGGAGCATGACGAACTGAAGCGGGAGCATGACGAATTGAAGCGGGAGCATGACGAACTGAAGCAACAGTTCTACGAAACCCGCGCCTACTTCGACAACACGCATGACAATATGACTGACGTCTGGGATTTTCCGAGAGTCACAGGCGAAGATCGCCACGGACACGCGACACCGAAACCAGTGGCGATGATTTGCCGAGCGATCAAAAGCAGCACAGCAGAAAGCGGACTCGTCTACGAACCATTTCTCGGCTCCGGCACAACCCTGATCGCAGCCGAACAACTCAACCGCAAGTGCTACGGAATGGAAATCTCACCAGCGTACTGCGACGTGATCGTCAAGCGATGGGAAACGCTCACCGGCAAGACGGCAATGCTCGAGGGCTAATCAATGACGACAACAATCCGCAGCGAACTACGCACGCTCGAACGCGGCATCCGTCAGAAGTGGGACATTCCAGACGAGGTCCTGCGAATGGTGCCGATGCGAATGCTGGGCATCATGGCAAAGGGGAAGGACCGGGATTCAATTGCCGCTGCAAAAGTGTTGGCAGCCTTGAATGCCCAAAATAATCCGCCTGAGTTGGCACAGGCACCGCAAATCAACGTGGGGGTAAAGGTTGAGAACAATCAATCAACTGACGCCGGACGAGCTCTTGCAAGTTCTGTCGTTCAACGAATCAGACTTGCAAGAATTTCTGAAGACAATTCCGGATGATATTCTCGACGACATAGCTCAGCAGATTGACAGCGGAAACACGAAACATCACGGCAGCGGCGCAGACTACGCATCCGAGCGGTCGGCACGCAACGCAGCAACGATCAACGCGAAAACGGCAGCAAGTCAGGAGATCGGGCCGCTACATGATGTCGCGGATCCGCAGCGGAGGGAGCGGGCCGCCGCAAGCAACCTGTTATTTGCTGAGACCTATTTTCTTCCGACGTTCTATCTTCCCTGGGCACCGTATCAGCGAGCCATGATGGATCGATTTCAAGAGGTAATCTTCAGCGGTGGAAAGGAATGTCACGCTGTTCGACGCGGTGGCTTGAAATCCACATGTGCTCGCGTCTCGACACTCTGGGCCGCAGTCAATGGCCACAGACGTTTTCCTGTTTTGGTTGGCGCGACAGACGACAAAGCGAATGAACACCGCGAGAATTTCTTTTCATTGCTCGCATCGTCCCCGATGCTGCTCGATGACTATCCGGAGTTGATGCCTCTACTTCTGAAGTATCGACAACCAAAGCGACAATTCAGACTTGATGGCAGATTGTTGTCGGTCCATCCGAAGGACGAACGCGGCCGGATAGTGTTTGCTGATATCCACGACGCAGCATCCTGTCAGGTGCATATCGCACCGTACTCGGTGAATGCGACGGACATATCTGGGCTGTCGTACGTCGATCGATTCGGAGTCACGATTAGGCCGGACGCAATCATCTATGACGACGTCCAGACGCCGCAGTCCTCAAAGTCTCCGAGCATGACGGAAGACAGAGAAAGGATGATTACAAAAACGTTCGGCGGACTGAAAGGACTTGGTCAGAACATGGCTGAAGTGATGGTCTGCACTGTTCGTGAGCATGACTGCCTGACGTCCAGGTTCTTGAATCGCAAGACGCATCCGGACTGGTTTGGCGAGACTTACAAATCAATCATCAAGATGCCCGACAAGATGGAACTGTGGGAAGCGTACAAAACGAAACTTGGGCAGGGCGAAACGCCGGTCGAAGGCAAGTCGATAGCTCAGGCGTTCTATGTCGCGAACATGGACGCGATGAAACTCGGAGCGGTCGTAGCCTGGGAGTATGACAAGCTGCCGGACGAGGTCGATGCCCTGCAATCACTGATGTCGATTTGGGCGATTGATCCTGAGTTCTTCCGTTGCGAGATCCAGCAAGAAGGCATCGTACCAGTCAACACGAGTGGCATCAGGCTCGATGCACAAACCCTGCTGACTCGACTGTCAATGATTCCGCGCGGCGAGCTGCCACAGGAAGCCAGTTACACGGCAGCGTTCATTGATTCGTCGGATCAAGTCTTGTGGTGGATGGTCTGTGGATTCGGGCCAGACTTCAGCGGGTGGGTTATCGATTACGGCACATGGCCGGATCAGGGCAGGCCGATATTTTACAAGAACGACTTAGCCAAAAAGATCAGCAGCCAACTCCCAGGCAAAGCGTGGGAAGAGGCTTTCGTTCACGCACACAACATGCTGGAGGCTCAACTATTTGAGGACCATCCTGATATCGACCTGCTGATGAAAGACTGGTCGGACGGGCAGCACATGCCGCTGATTCGATCGCAGATCGCAGCCAGCGCGAACCGGTCACGAATCAGGGCATCAAAAGGATTCGCACCAAAGCCAGGACGAAAGCCGATTCATCTTTGGGGAGATCCGCACCGCGACAAGGCGGGCACGGGCTGGATTGAGCGTCGCACAGAATCACCCGTGCATGTTCAGTTCGACGCGAATATAATCAAGAGCATGTCGGCAAGGCGACTGCTCACGACGGTCGGGGCACCGTCAGCAATCACGCTTCCGGGGTCGAGCGAATTCAATAACAGACTGCTGGTGGAGCACTTCACGGCAGAGAATCCGAAAGAGATGACATACGACGGTTCGACGGGCGTTCGGTGGGAATTGATACCAGGTCGAGACAACGATTGGTGGGACTGTTTTTGCGGTTGCATCACAGCCGCTTCCGTTTTAGGAGTGAAGTTGAGTGGAGACACTCCGGCACGAAAAGAGATCAGAACGTTCGCACTACCTGGAGGGGCACGCCGTGGGTGACTTCCAACTGCCGGGCGGCGGGCTGAAATGTGGCAAGTGCGGCACGACGCTGCCGAATGTGTCGCGCACAATCAAGAGTCCGGGATTCGTGACACGTGAAAGGATTTGTCCGCAATGCGGGCAGGTCAACACGACTGGCGAGCGGGTGTTGAATACACGGAAGATCAATTCAAGGTTCAGCGATCCATGTCAGTAGTTGACAGTGCGGCGTTGCGATGATACAGTGCCTACTCAAGCAATCGGCGAGGGTTGCTTCAATGGCTTTCGCGGGCTTCGGCTCGCACTGAGAAACCGGCTCACAGGACTCGCCTCTTGTGATGCCGGTTTTTTCATGGAGTGGCAAGGATTATGAAGACATATCAATTTGTGCTGACGGGGTTCATGCCGTTGCTTATGCACGCTGACAACATTGAGGGAAGCGATGAGTTGCAGCGGTGGCGAAAGGCACCGGCAAACAAGGGGCTTTCGACCCCTGGCGACGATCGTAGTCCAGCGTGGACTTGGCAAACTTACTGCTACAACGACGAAGAAAACGTCGTGATGCCAGCAGAAAACATCATGGTTGCCCTGCGGCTGGCAGGCGCTCAGATGATCCTGAAGAAAATGAAAACCTTCAAGGAAATCACTCAGAGCGGTTTGCTTATCACAAGCGAGACGTGCGACTTGTTCAACAACGGAAAAAAAGTTACGTGGAAGTCACTTCTGGACATGCGAGAGAACACATTCGCGGAACAGTCTGCGGCATGTCGCAAGATGGACTTTGAGCTTTTTGTGAAACGAGCTCGCGTCGGCACGTCAAAACATGTTCGCGTTCGTCCGAAATTTCACAAGTGGTCAGTGGTCGGTGAAATTGCGATCCTAAAGCCTGAAATCAACGGCGAGATTTTGGCTCAGCTGTTCGACCTTGCTGGCAAAGCTGGGCTGTGCGATTGGCGTCCGAGCGGCAAGACACCGGGTCCGTACGGTCAGTTCACGGCGAGTATCAAGGAAGTCGCGTAGGGTTCAAGACGTGGCACGGCACGGCGCGGCGAGGCTAGGCGCGGCCAGGCAAGAGCGAGGGAGCCAATGGCTCAATGGTGGTGGTATCCGCGAATAATGGCGGGGCGCGGCGAGGCAAGGCGAGGCCAGGCGCGGCGGGGCCAGGCAAGAGCGAGGGAGCCAATGGCTCAATGGTGGTGGTTCCGCGAATAATGGCGAGGCTGGGCACGGCGAGGCGGGGCGGGGCTTGGCGCGGCGGGGCCGGGCAAGAGCGAGGGAGCCAATGGCTCAATTTCAATTTTCGAATGTCCAATGCGAAAGGCGGACAGAATGAGCAATAAAAAACGCAAACAGTTTGATGACGATCCTGAGATTAAGGCCCGAGTTGAAGCACTGATAGCAGCGACGACTGACTACGAGCGGGAAAATGTTTTGCTGTGGGAAGTGGCAGAGGCGATTCTGAAAATGGAGCGCGACGACGAGCGGCTAAAATATGCGGTCCTGAAGTGGAGAAAGTATTATCACAAAACGCTGATGATTGAGACGTGGGCCATACCGGGCAGAGGCATAAAATTACTGTCGCAGTCCGAGCAAGTTTCGATGCTGCCTCAGAAGCGAGCCAAACGAGCCTATCGTCAACATGGTTTGATTCTTCGCTCGATCAAGAACACAGATTTGTTCGCGATCAGTGACCATGAAAAACGAATGGCGGCGGCGATTATTGAGCACAGCAAAGCCGCACGAACGCAGACCAACAAGGTAAGTAACGCAGGTCGTGGTAAGATTCCACACGACCGACAGGCATTGATTGACCGCGCTAAGTTGGCCCATGAAGAGGAGCAGAAGAACAAGTAGTGATCAAGACGAGGCATTGCCAGGCCGGGCCGGGCACGGCAGGGCTCGGCCAGGCGAGGGAGCCAATGGCTCAATGGTGGTGGTTCCGCGAATAATGGCGAGGCGAGGCGTGGCATGGCGAGGCGGGGCGAGGCCAGGCCAGGCGAGGGAGCCAATGGCTCAATGGTGGCGGTTCCGCGAATAGAGGCCGGGCGAGGCGCGGCGTGGCAGGGCAAGGCGGGGCCAGGCATGGCTAGGCAAGGTAAAGGCAGGGCGGTTTTCCGTCCTGCCTTTTTTTATTGGTGCTACATATAGCAAAGTGAGATAGACAAGCACAAACACGACAACACACACTGCACCCGTCAAACCATAACTAGGTTTCACGAGGTCAAACAGTGTCAGCTATTTCCGATCAACTCGCATCAGAAGCGTTGAAGGCAGCATCCGTCAGTAATGACGGCGTGACAGTCTCACGGCGCTCACTCACGGAGTTGATGGAGTACGAAAAGTATCTCGCCAGCAAAGCCGCGACGGCAGCGACTCCGGCGGCAATGTTCCGCTCGATGAATTCCAAATTCGTCGCTCCGGGGGGTCACTGACATGTGGCCATTCACCGGCAAAAGCAAAGAGCCAAAACAGATCAACGCAAAGTTTGACCTGGCTCAGACGACCGCAGACAACCGCAAACATTGGGCATCCGCTGACGGTCTGTCATCACGGGCAGCGACGTCTCACGCTGTGCGTCGAGTTGTGCGAATGCGGTCCCGATACGAAGCCGAAAACAACTCGTGGTATGCAGGTATGCTGCGGACGGCCGCGAATCATATCGTAGGCAACGGGCCACGATTGCAGTTGCTGACACCAGACCCTGAGGCAAACGCTCGGGTTGAAAAAGCGTGGCGACTTTGGGCAGCGAAAGCCGACCTTCCAGAGATGCTTCGGACTCTCGTCAAAACTTACTGGCAGGACGGCGAAGTCTTCTTGATGCGTGCGGACAGGCAGTCTTTGTGGCCGAACGTCACGCTTGACCTGCGGACATTCGAAGCGGATCAAATCAGCAGTCCGTGGAATCAAGCTTATGACGATCCGTATATCGATGACGGTATCCGTTTTGATCGCAGCACCAACGAAATCGAATACTACGTCTACGACCATCATCCGGGCAGCAATACACCGCTCTCAACTCTGAATGGCAAGTGGTATTCGGCTCGCGACGTCTTGCATTTGTTTCGCGTCGAACGACCTGGGCAGGTTCACGGAATCCCACGAGCGACAGCATCGCTACAAACTTTACCGATCATGCGACGTCAGGAATTGGCCACGCTGTTTTCGGCAGAGACGGCCGCAAATTTCGCAATGTTTCTTGAGTCCAATTCGCCAAGTCTCGATCCATCGTCAAGCCCTGCGGACTTCGCAGAGATCGAGATTACTCGCAACATGCTAACCACGCTGCCCGCTGGCTGGAAGATCGGGCAGGTGAAGCCGGAGCAACCGACAAGCACTTACAACAGCTTTCAAAGCCAGGCTTTGAAATCATTCTGCCGATGCACGAACATGCCGTACGGGATCGCGGCTGGCACGTTCCAAGAGTCCAATTTCTCGGCAGCAAAAGCCGATATGCGGATGCTTTGGCAACCGGAAGTCCAGTCGGAACAAAGCCGTTTAGAGTGCTCTATTCTGTCAGGTGTTTTTGTCTGGTGGCTGGAGGCGGCAATCTACGTTCCGGGATTGCTCGCGGGATTGCCACCAATCAATCAGATCGATCATGTGTGGCATCATCCACCGATTCCGTCACTCGATCCAATCGACGACGCGAACGCGGCAACGGCCAGACTGTCAAGCGGTCAGACATCGCTCACAGAAGAATACGCAACACGAGGCAAGGACTTTGCGACAGGCATCCAACGGGCGGCCGATGATTATGGCGTACCAATCGATGCACTCAAGGCCGCAATCTTCGCCAAGACTTTCGGGCTTGTTCCTGGTGCTCCAATGCCAGCAGCTCCGGGTGTCACGGCACAGCCGGCAGCATTGCCACAAGGTGAGTATACACAGCTTGGCCAGCGAGCTTTCACCAATAATCAAAAGCGAATCAAGTCATCACTTGAGCAGTTGGCCAGCGGATTAATTTCACAGGTAATGACAGAGCAGACATTGGCGTCAATCGGTCTCGCGCCGGATCGTATCGCGGCCCTGATTGCAGACGCACTTGACGGCGGAATAGACGACGCCGCACTACACGAGGTACCTGTATGAAACCACTCACAATCAGTGCAAATCTCACTATCAAAGCAGCGGATGCAGGCAGGCCACGACGGTTCACAATCCTTGCGTACTCAGGCGGATTGCTGCCGGTCGAAGGGTTTCCGGTCCCTGTGATCGTGGATCTATCCGGACTTGATGTTCCCGGCTCAATACCAATCTTGATCGACCACACAAAGAGCGTTGAAGCCACGCTCGGACTCACTGACAGCATTCGAAACGATGGCTTGACACTCACACTTGGTGGAGTCGTCACTGGCCAAAGCCCAACAGCTCAGCAGGTCATCGCTCAGTCTATTGCTGGCCACACATGGCAGGCGTCAATCGGTGCAATGGTGATTGAATCTGAAGAAATCGCGGCGGGTAAAACTGTCGCAGTAAATGGACAGACTTTCGTCGGTCCGGTGATCGTCGCTCGGAGATCGGTTCTCCGTGAAACGTCGGTACTTCCAATGGGAGCCGACCCGACAACGTCAGTGAACTTGGCAGCAAAAGCTGCTGGGAAATTTATTAAGGGAACGGCGAACATGGGGACATTTGAAGAATACGTAACATCGTTGGGACTGGATCCAGCAACTCTCACAACCGACGCAGGCACCGCACTGAAGCTGGCCTATGAAGCGTCGATGACCGCACCAGTAGTTCCGCCAGTTGCGGCTGCTCCGGCTCTGCCGCCGGTCGTGGCTCCCGTCGCTCCCGTGGCATCAGCAGGAATCAAAAACATGGACATCCAGGCAACGATTGACTCGAACCGAAAGCTACTCGCCGCAGAGGCTAGCCGCGTGCAAGCAATCACAGTATTGACCGCCAAACATCCGGCGATCCAGGCCACAGCAATCGCTGAAGGCTGGAGCAGTGACAAGACGGAAAACGCGGTACTGAAAGCTCAGGCTCAGTCGGGCAGTGTTCGCCCGACTTCGTTCGGCTCAGCTCAGAATGCTCCAGAGAATCAGGCACAGGTGCTTGAGGCTGCGTTGTGCATAAACCGACGACAGAAGGACGTCGAAAAACAATTCGACGACAAGATTTTGCAGGCTGCTCATTCGCAGTTCAAGGGTCGTATTGGCCTAAAGCAAATGTTGATGGTGGTTGCTTCGGCAAACGGTATGCCATCACATGCAGGCATGACTGTCAACGACGGCAACTTGCGTGAGGTGCTGTCGTACGCTTGTCCGGATGGCCGGAACATTCAGGCGGCATTCACAGCCCTTTCTTTGCCTGGCATCCTGTCCAACGTAGCCAATAAGGAAATCTTGCAGGGCTACATGGAAGAGGATGCAGTCTGGCGTGAGATCGCTCAGATCAAGTCTGTCAACGACTTCAAAACGGTTACAAGCTATCGTATGCTCGATGATATGACTTATGAAAAGCTCGGTCCCGGCGGCGTGATCAAACACGGCAAAATCGGAGAAGAACAGTTTTCACGTGCGGTTGATACTTACGCGAAAATGTTCGCCCTGACTCGCAAGGACATCATCAATGATGACCTTGGAGCATTCGACGAACTTCGAAGTGTTATCGGTCGCGGCGGCGCGATTAAATTAAACGATCTGTTCTGGGAAACGTTCCTCGGAAACCTTGCAACAATCTTCACCGCTGGTCGGACGAACTATATCGCCGGTTCAACAACGAACCTTGGAACCGATGGCGTCGGTCTTGGTCTCGGTCAGAAGGCATGGCGTTCACGCACAAGCCCGACAGCCGATGGGTCGAAACGAGTTGGTGGAACAGCTAAGTTTCTGCTTGTTCCTCCAGAACTCGAAACGATCGCAGACGCACTGTACGTTGGTAGAAATAACAGCAGCGTAAAAGTCAGCGACGTCAACACGTTCGCTGGCAAGTACAACCCGATCGTGGCTCCGCAGTTGTCGGATTCATCGATCAGCGGAAACAGCACTACGGCTTGGTACCTGCTCGGTGAGAAGTCAATGGGCAGCCCTGTTGTTGTGTCGTTCTTGAATGGCACAGAAACCCCAACGATTGAATCAGCAGACGCTGACTTCAACACATTAGGAATTCAGTTCCGAGGATATCACGACTTCGGTTGTGACCTTGGTGACGGATATCTCAACGCGTTGATGGTTAAGGGTGCAACGTAGTCACTTCGTGACGATGACAATATGAGTCCGCCGGGAGTTCCGGCGGGCATCTTTTGAAGCAAGTTTAGGAGGTTACGAAGATGGCTCAAACGCCAGCATTAACGCACAGCGACGCCTGCGCGATCGATTACACACCAACAGCAGCAGTCACCGGCGGAAGCGTCGTTATTCTGAACAGCATCGTTGGAGTTGTGGTTACCGATATCGCGGCGGACGTCAAAGGTTCGCTCGCAGTTGAGGGAATTTTCAAGCTACCAAAAACCACAGCCGCAATCGTTCGCGGTCTGCCGGTCCACTGGAACGCGACTGGCTCGCCAGATTCGGGCGACGAATCGAGTGGAGCAGCCAATCAACTTGGCGTGGGGGTATATGCGGGCGTAGCTGCTGAGGCAAGTGCCAGCGGTGACGATTACGCGATTGTCAATCTGAATCGCCAATCAAACCTGATCGGCGTCGCTGCTGTAACCGCCGCCGGAACTGTTATCGGTGACGCTGCTCGGTTGTCGAACGGGTTGAATGTCGTCACAGGTGCCGATGGCACGAAGGGCGTGATTCTGCCGGTTGCCGTGCCAGGAACGCAAATTATCGTCAAGGGAGTCACGTCCGGCGTGCTCAAGGTTTATCCGGTCAGTGGGTCAGTCATCAACGGACTGTCGGCCAGCGCAGCAATCAGTCTCACCACAGGTTTAATCCCAGTTACTTTCATCGCTTCCTCTGCGACTCAGTGGTACACGCTGCCTTTGGTTGCGAGCTGATCAATGTCTGACTTTGACGACGACATTGGCGACATGACAACTGATCTCCTTGCAATCGCTGGGGAATCGTTTGTCTATCGTCGTGGCTCTTCGTCAACGACAGTCACGCTCGCAAAATCCGCAGGCAGTCCAATGGTTATGACGGCTGCGGATGGAAACGAAATCGAAGTCAGGCCGGTGGATTTCAAGGGTCTGACATCCGCTCTGCCGTACGCAGTACCGCTGCAAGGCGATCGAATATCAGGCGGCGGAAAAATCTACGAAGTTAATCCATCTGCGGGCGACAAGGTGTTTCAAATCTTGTCCCCGCAGATGATTCGAATTCACACAAAACTGGTGGGGCCGATCTAAATGGCGGTAACAATCGCACCATCTGTTGAGGCAATGCAGGCCATCGTAGCTCGTGTCAATACCGGCACGCTCTATTCGCTGGACCTAACAGCAGTCTACACCGATGAGGCGATCGATCCGCTTGAAGAAATTACCAGGCTGCGGGTTGATGTGGCTTCGGATACTGAGGAGCAACTTGAGGAGACTTTGGACCTAGAAGACCGCACAAGTCATCAAATAAACGTGTGGGTCAGAGCGAAAGTCAGGAACACACTTCCTGCATCGATTGATCCGCTGAAACTGATCGTTCGTCAGATTTACCAGAGGCTCAACGATTACGACACGGCAGATTTGCGGGTGAAAGTATGGCAGGCTCAAATCTTAGGCGGACAAATACCCGACAAGGCAATCTTGCGGCAATCACTGCTGTTCGTGGCGGCGATTGGATTGAGGGTTGAGGTCGAGGCTAGCTAATGTCGCAGAACGTTCACGGACTGGAGACGATCCTGAAACGGATGGACGTTCTGAAGAATACTGGCAAAGTTGCGGTGCTTCGGGCGGCCATTCGCGGTGGGCTGAATGTCATCGGCAAACAGATGAAAAAGGATCTCGACCCGAAGGCAAAAAAAGGCAAGTTGGGCGTAAAGAGTCGATTCAAAAAAGGCTCACGGAAAATCGCGGCAAAGGTCGGGTTCGGGATCGGAAAGAAAAAAGATGCAAAGCCTGTCGTGCGGAAAAAACGCAGTGGCGTAGGGATTTCTCGAAACAACATTCATTGGTGGGTTGCAGGCACAAAAACGAGAACGACAAAATCAGGAAGCGACAGAGGAAAAATGCCATCAATGCAACCGGGGCTTGCGAGAATCGCGTACTCAAAAAGCAAGGGCCAGATTAACGCCGAAATGATAAAGCGTGGCGCATTACAGTTGACAAAAGAAATCAAAAAACTTCAGAAAGTGAAATAACATGGCAGCGAAAATCAAATCTAAGGGCACCGCTTTACTGATGTCAATCGATGCAGTCTACACCGCAATCCCGCAACTGATTTCAATCAGTATCAGTGGTGAAAAGTCGCAGACGATGGACACAACCACGCTCGACGCTGCGAGTGCCTTTATGACGAAAGCACCGAACGGCTTTTCTGATCCCTGCACAATCTCAGCGGAGGGTCTCTACGATCCTGCTGATGCGGTCCATGCCGCATTCATCGCATTGATTGCTGCACCAGTCGCGACGAACTTCAAGCTCACTTACGCAGACGCAGCACCGACATCTGCAATCTACAGTGGGGCCGGATTCGGCTGCGACAAAAACGTCGCGCTTGCCGATGCTGTTAAAGCCACGTTCACAATCGAAACATCCGGAGCCCCAGCGTAATGAAGTCACGATTGAAACTTGATCAATGGGTAGACGCCTCAGCTCTCACCGAACAGCAAAAGTCACTTGTGAAGTTCAAGACAAGTCCGGGCTCGGCTCCCGTTCCGTATTTTCCAGAAGGCACGATTTTTGAAGGCAGACAAGCAGTTTTGTTGTGTCGCACTGGGCAGGCCGAACCGATCGACGAAGAGTGTGCCGACGCTTGCGGGATGTCTGCGGATCAACTCGCTTCAAAGCAAGTTGAGTACAAAATGGATACGCTCGGAATCAGCGATGTGGGCGACCGAGAACTGTATCGTGTTGATGTGATTTTGGGCTACAACAAAGACGGCGAAAAGATACATGGGCCAAACTGGCAAGCGTATCAGGACGCCAAACAGGAAAACGAAATAGATGAGCTTGCTTGAACGAATGGCGAAGCGTTTGGCGTATCCGGTGACGTTGCTAAATGGCGAACAGATTCATGTTCGAACATTGACACACGGGCAACTTAAAGTCGTACGAGAGTTTTCGAACGACGATGAGTCTATCGGATACACGCTTGGCTTTGGCATCGTAGACGATGCAGGCGAGCGTGAATTCACTAAGACGGCGGAAGAGTCACCGAAGCAATTCGGTGGGCGTGTGATGGCCGCGATGGAAGCCGCTGACATCGGACTCGACATTCAAAACCAAATCGTCGGTGTGATTTTCAAACTGTCCTCAGACGCGACGGAAAAGCAACTGGAAGCATTGGTAAAAAACTAATCGGGGACGGCGAGGCGAGATTCGCCGCGAGGCTCGCACGTTCCGTTAATAGACTCGACTGGTGGAATCTGAAAGCGGAGCACACGCCTTTCGAGTGGGCTTGTCAGATCGCGATTGCGAGGGTTGAGCCGTACGGAGACACGAGAGAGGACATTCGAACGGCGTGGCAAACTGCTCACTTAATGGCGGCAGTTATACCGGGGAAAGTAGAAAACGAAGATATGCAAAATCTGATCGAGCATCTTCAGACATACTTGAAATGCCAGGAAGATCAGGACGAAGTGATTGACTACGCCGCATTGCAAAAAATAAAGGATTCGAACAATGCCGGGCCTCGGTGATCTTGTAGTTGATCTTTCTGCGAACACGGCCAAGTTCGACAAGAAAATGAAGACCAGCAAGATGACGCTCAGCGACTTCGGCAAGGTCGGTGCGTCATTTCTTAATCCGGTCAAAGCTGGATTGCTGGCACTTACGGCCGGTGCAGTCAGTGCGGGTGTCGCAATTTATGGCCTGACATCGCGTATCGATGCTCTCGACAAAATCGCAAAGACAGCGCAGAAAACAGGGGTGTCCGGTGCGTTCCTGCAGCGGCTGGAATTCGCTGCTGATCAGTCTGGAGTCAGTGTCGATCAAGTATCGACGGCCATCAAAAAGCTGACCATCGTAATCGGTCAGGGGGAAGCTGATTTTTCATCGCTCAATCTATCGATGGAAGAACTCAAGCGACTGTCGCCCGAGGCACAGTTTCTGAAGATCGCTGAGCAAATATCGAAGCTACCGACAGCAGCGGAACGAGCGGCGGCGGCGGTTAAGGTATTCGGCAAATCCGGTATTGAAATGATACCGCTGTTTAGCGACGGCATGGAAGGCGTTGTCGGCTTGATGGAAAAAGCA